CAGCTACCATCCTCACTAAACTCACAGAACCTACAATTATTTTTAGATGGATTTGGAATCTGAGTAAAGTTATATTCATTATCAATAAATGCAGTATTAACAAATTCAGCCATACCGTCCCAAGCCTTTCGTAGTGAAGGTGCTCCGTTTGCTGGAACAAATTCTGATACTCTTGGGATCGGATATTGGCTTTCCCACAAGATACGTTTTAGAATTGTAAACGCTACCTTGATTTTATGTACTGGTATGTCAAATTCTTTAGCAAAGAATATTTTGTATACTAGTAGTTGATCCGTCTTTTTCTTATCTGCCTTAGCATACTTGTTCCAACCGCGGCTACTGGTCTTTAGATCGTACAGAGTGTACTCATCAGTTTTTGTATTGTGTGTGACCACATCAATGTATCCAATAAAATATACATGATCATTGATATCGGCATTCAATTCATGCTCGATTGCAAATAACTTTGTATCTTTGGTCGGGAAAAACTTTTGTTGGTTTTCCTGTACGTGTCGTATAATCTCACAACCTTGATGGTAGAACTCTTCCAGTTCTTTTCGTGTAAACAAGAATCCATCTTCTGTTTTAATATGAGGCTTGGCTTCTTCCATTAAGATTGTCTTAAACTTGTCAGTTAAATCTACAGTAGTGGAATAGCTTTCACTCTTACCACCATACAAATCTTGTTCCATCCAATCTTGTAATACTCTATGAACGGCAGTACCAAAAATTGTATGAATACTTGCTCCATAAATTCTACGACCATCTGCATAATTTAACTTCCATCTGTAATTACATTCACGCCACATTTTATATTGAGAAAATGATATTCTCTTTTTATCTTCATTGGGGGTCATCTATTAACCGATCCTTATCTGTGATGGGTTTTCTATCTAGAATTGTTTCAATGTAATACTCACATATTCTAGTCAGCTCCACCTCGAAGGCTGGCTTTCCCTGTACATGAATCATATGATCGTAAAATACATTTTCATTGTTTAAATCGTGAAGCGTAACATGAACCACATTATCTGCAACACCAGCAAACCACTTTACCTTGTCACGATATGTACCTTCGTATGCTTCTTTAAACATTCTTCAATCCATACACTCGTTCAAGATATTTGATTTGCTTTTTACCTTCCTTGGTACTCTTCAGTATTTTATAATAGTCTTTACTGTTCTCAATACTTTCATTGTAATGTTTTGCTATCACCTCAATGATTGGATCTACTTTTTTTGAACCTTTCCAGATCCACGGAAAACTTTTAAAGCCAGGCCTATTACTGTATGGAAACAGCGAATTCATAACCTTGAAGTGTGACTTGTTATCAAGTGTATATTGTTGAACCACATTAACCAAATCAATTAACTCACCGTTCTTTGATAGCTCTTTGTTAACAATAAACTGTGCGTAACCATCGTCACCTTCAAAGGTTGAGTTACGATTGTATATGTCGTTAACGTGTGAGAATGGAGTTGGTTTTTTACTCATGATCATTAAAGATTTTTTGTTGAGGTAAAATTGCCCAGAGAACTAAATATAATACAAATAGCTTTAGTTGGAAAGGGCCTATTAAAAGACCGATTCCATAAAGTATTCGTAATGCTTTGGCTTCGATTCCAAATTGTCTTGAAATTCCACCAAGAACACCGCCTACTAATTTATCATACGATAAGCGTTGAGGAAGATTGTCCATCATCTTCAGGTTCTCCTGTTGATTCGTTGTCTCCTGCAGGTAAGAATTCTTTGTTAATCCAACCACAGGCATTACAAGCGAATGATTGAATGGGGATGATAGCTTCTTGTCCGGTGGGAGACAGAAGGGCTGATAGCCTCTTCATCATCATAACCTGAACAAAGGTGTAGTTACCACAGTTATCACATACAACGTCACTTGCAGTTGATAAGTCAACGTTTACTGTTGTGGGATCTGGACCAGTTGGCATTCCAGACATGGCTCTGTTTTGTTTGTTTGCTCTACGTGACATAATTTATCCTAAAAGTTTAAGGGTTTTATATATAAGGGCAGCAAAGTTAATCTCTTTGTCCACCACGAACGCATCTTTATGTTGCGCTTCTGCAAGTTCCAAGATAATCATAGGTTGTTTATCTTCGGGAAACTGTTCTATGTTTTCATACAAGTATTGGAATACTTCAGAGTAATCTTTCATTCCATTCTTGTGAATCAGTTCACGGATCTCTTTGAACCGACTAGTGATCGTTCCGCTATCTAACAGATTAGACATAATGTTTATCTTTACGTCTGACCCGATTAGTTGTTCACTATCAAGAGTAAGCTGGCCGTCTCTGGAGAACAACTGAGCCGTGTTGATTATCTTTCTAATGTCTGGATAATAAGTAACTACGAGCTGCTTAATATCTTCCGCTGAGAAGCTAACACTTTCGTCTCTAAGAATATCTGCGAGATGAATAGCAACATCTTTCTGAGAAGGGGGGACCAACGAAAAGGATTGACAACGACTTATGATGGGATCAATAATTCTTTCTTGAAAATTACAAGTCAAAATAAATCGGGATGACTTCGAGAAAGTTTCCATTAGATTACGGAGAGCGGCTTGACCATTCGGCGTAATGTAATCGGCCTCATCTAAGATGACCACCTTTAATGAAGTGAATCCCATTGTTGTAACAAAACCTTTAATCTTATTACGAATAGTATCAATACTATTTTCATCGGAAGCATTGATAAATAGATGATCACATTCAATGTTATTGACCAACATCTTGGCAAGAGTTGTCTTACCTGTTCCCGCTCTACCTGCTAATAGTAGATGGGGAATATCCTGTTGATCAATCATGGTTTGTATCTTGGCCTTGATGTGTTCATTACCAACATAGTTGTCTAACGTTTGTGGGCGATATGCTTCACACCATAACGAATTATCTATTTTCATTCACAATCTCCAATAAGGTATCGGGCTCCAATGGCATATCCATAAATTCTGGCGACCACTGTGAATTCATACAACCGTTAAATATAATGGGAAATAATATTATAGTCAAGGTCTTGACAAAATGTTTTCTGTTCATTTAAACAATATCTCTATGTTTTTTAAAAATATAATTTCCACTACCAACGTGCATTATCTGTGTATATCCCAAGTCTCGTAGAGCATCCAATCCGGTGTATGGTTTTTTAAGTTCTTTATGTAACACCTCAATAAACACAGTTGGATTATTATTTAATAGAGTTTGTTCTGCTCCTCGCAAAGTATTTACTTCATGTCCTTCCACATCCATTTTTATAAAATCAATATCTGTAATATTGAAACTATCCAATGTGGTGGTTTCTATATCAATGAACTGCTGTTTATGTTTTGTATTTTTTGATTTTATTTTCCATTCGAGAGTAGAACTTCCAGAATTAAAATCTAATTCCTTCATTACCTTTACATCATTTTTATCTGAAAGTGCGGTCTGGTGAATAGAAACATTGTTATAAGAATTTAAATTCTTCTTGTAACATTCTATGTGTTTTGAAAGGGGTTCAAAGGCATATACCCTGTCAAAGACTGTAGCCATACGGAGACTCCAGATACCAACATGGGCACCAATGTCCAATGCAGTACGAGTAGAATGTATGTGTTGGGTAACCACGTTCCAATGTTTAATTTCATAATTGGAAGACCAGTTTTGCCATTCTTCATTGTCAGGTATCCACAGTTTATTATCTCTGGCCAATTTCACATTATCCACCCAACAATTTGTGTAGTTTGTTAATCATTTTTTGTTCAGTATCATGTAATTCGTGAGAACGATCTATACTTCGCTGCGACTCAAACATTCTCCACTGTTCGTCATCCAACAATCTGTCAAGATATTTAAACATAGTTTTTTTATACTTCCAAAACATACCATTTGGATCTATTTCCTCATAACAAGCAGACTGTTGAAATATAACTGGCGTACCATTCATCATGCAATCTGTTGCAGAGATGGACCACCCATAGTTATTCTGTCTCATCTGCACTCCAACAGAACAGCGTTGAAGGCCTTCGTAGTATCCATCTTTACTCTTAAATTTTGTATTATCAATCCAATCGTGGGGTGGAGTTTCATCTAGCTGCGGTACCCAGACGACAAAATCTTGTCTATGAACTCTATACTCTTCCATCAATTCTATAAACTGTCGATAACCCTTATACCCCGCTGGTCTATGTGGGAACACGATCCGCTTTTCTTTATCGTCAGCAGGACTATCAATAATCTTATTATGTGGAACGCCAAGATTCCATACTTCGAGCTTATCACATAACTGATTTACCTTATCAGCATTGAACCACTGTTTTGCCTCACGAAGTACACGATCTTTTTGATCCTGTGTATTTAGAAAACACACATCCATATTAAGAGCACCAATTATTTCTATTGGAATATTTCTAAACTGGTTCTTTCTATCTTCTGGGTTAGAAGTTTTCATTTCCCACCAATGAGAATACCCAATAATAGGCTTGTCTGTATACCGCTTTACTTGATACCAATCTGGCAAATGAGAATACACAACATCATATTCTACGGTTTCTAAAAATTTAATTACCTGCTTAGGGAAAATTATTCTCATGTGAATCATGTCACCCGACATAGTATGAAAATGTTTAATTCCAATAATGTGTTGTTTTACATTTGGTAAGTTAAGTCTAGCAGATGGCT